AATAACGAATGGTATAGACAAGGATAAATCATGGCAAAGAATAAAATTTCGGAATGGTCAGCAGTTCCAGCCAATAACACAGATATTGGTGGCATTGACATTGCAGAAGGATGCGCTCCATCTGGAATTAATAATGCTATTCGTGAGATGATGGCACAGGTTAAGGACATGGTTACTGGAGCTGACGGTGATAGTCAAGTTATTGGTGGAACTCTAACGCTATCAAATGAACTTATTTCAAACGGATCTGCTGGAGCTAATGGTCAATTTTTAACATCTCGTGGCGCTGGATTATCTCCACAATATACAACATTAACAGTATTTGTATCAGGCATGATTATGCTTTGGTCAGGATCGTCAGCATCTATTCCTAGCGGATGGTTATTATGTGATGGCACAAATTCAACTCCAGATTTACGCAACCGATTTGTAGTAGGTGCTGGTTCTATTTATGCTGTAGGCGCAACTGGTGGTAGTGCAGATGCAATTGTTGTAAGCCATACTCACACTATTAATGACTCTGGACACACTCACGAATTACAAACTTGGACTGGTGGTGCTGCAAGAAATCCAGGCAGAGCTGATGCTTATGATAATAATAATTTTAATGGAAAAGCAGTAACAGATAGCGCAACTACAGGAATTACAATTAATTCTACAGGTTCAAGTGCTACTAATGCTAATTTGCCTCCATACTATGCACTTTGTTACATCATGAAATCTTAGGAGTTTAAATGGCTATTCAAAAGATAACATTTACAGAATGGACTCCAGATCAGCCATCTATCGTGGAAAATCTGTCATATGTTTATAACGTAGTTCCTGCTGCAGTTGGCTACACTCCTTTTCCTTTAGCTGTGGATTATTCTAATGCAGCAAGCGAAACATTAAATTCTGTATTTGCAGGTCGTTTTTCATCAACTACAAACGTATTTGCTGGTGGCACTACTAAGCTATTTAAATTTGATTCTTCAGATTTAAGCATGGATAACGTATCAAAGGCTGGTGATTATACTAATGTTCAAAAGTGGAACTTTGTGCAGTTTGGTAACACAGTAATTGCAGCCAATAACAGAGACAAGCTACAAGGATTTACACTAGGATCAAGCACACTATTTGCTGACCTTGCAGTTAACGCGCCTGTAGCAGAATATGTGACAGTTGTCCGTGACTTTGTTGTTGCTGCAAACTTGGATTCTGGCACGAATGCTAATAAGGTTCAATGGTCTGACATTAATGACGAATCAGACTGGACAAGTGGCGCTACATCTCAATCAGACTATCAAATCATTGCAGACGGTGGCAATATTCGTGGAATCACTGGTGGTGAATTTGGTTTAGTGCTTTTAGATCGTGCCATTGTTCGCATGACATATATTGGTTCACCATACTTTTTCCAATTTGACACAATTGCAAAAGGACTTGGTTGCGTTGAAGGAAACTCAGTTACTAAATACGGCAATGTTACTTACTTCTTAGGTGAAGAGGGCTTTTACTCATGCGATGGTCAAGCAGTAACGCCTATTGGAAACGAAAAGATTGATCGTTGGTTCTGGTCTAACGCAAACCCATCTAAACTATCAAATATGTCAGCAACCGTAGACTCATTCAGAAAGATTGTAGTCTGGAATTTTGAGACAACTTTTGGTAAACGTGGATTAATGATCTACAACTGGCAGGTACAAAAATGGGCATACGGTGAAACTTTAGCTCAAGTTATTGCTACAAGTGCATCTGCAGGTGCAACGCTTGAGGGTTTGGACATTAACTATGTAATTAATGCTGGATCTTTTGTTATTGGAAAAGAATACTCTATTACTGAGATAGGTACGACAAACTTCACGCTAATAGGTGCTAGTGCTAATACAGTAGGACTAAGATTTACAGCAACTGGCGTAGGATCTGGCACAGGTAAGGCAATTGACCTTGCAGCTGCTGCTGCTGCAGGCTTTACACTTGACACAATGCAGACATCTTTAGACTCAGCCTTATATACTGGCGGTAAAACTTTATTTGCTGGTGCTATAGATGGCAAGGTAGTGACATTTACTGGTCAGCCATCAAGCGCACAGATCGATACTGGCTATGTTGGCAGCCAATATAACTCCACAGTAACCCTTGCTAGACCATTAGTTGATAGCGGATCTGCAAGCGTTGCAATTAAATCTGTTAACTTATTGAATCAAGTAGTAGATTACGGTAGCTATGTTGACGCTTCCAGCGAAAATAGAGTATCATTGAGAAGCAACGGAAAATATCATTCGTTGTCTATCAAGCCAACAGGCGCTCGATGGTCTAACGCACTAGGTGTAGACATTGAGATTGTACAACAAGGTACGCGTTAATGACAATTGTCAATCAACAATATAGAAAGCTAAATCCTGCTGGTGCATTACCTCGTGAAGTATCTGAGGTAGTAAATAACTTGCTTGATGGCAAATCTAATAATGTTGGTTACGTTACTTTGGGTACAGGATGGGCTACCTCAACAACAATTTATAATGAACGCATTGGCTTTGATTCAATCATCGTTGTAGTTCCATCTACTGACGCGGCAGAGCTTGACACAGCTCCATATGGATCATTTAGTAACAACACAGATCAACTAGCACCAAGCGTAGGATCTACTGCGGTTGTTGTTTATGATACTACTGAAGAGTCAAACGGTGTTTACTTAGCAAGTAGCTCACGTTTGTATGTTCGTAATTATGGAATTTATAACGTGCAGTTCTCATTGCAGCTAGTAAACCAAGATAACGTGGCTCAATATGCTGACGTATGGTTTAGAATTAATGGCACAGACGTACCAAGAAGTGCAAGCCGCTTTGATATTCCAGCAAGAAAGACTGCAACAGACTGGAGTCATGTAGTTGGTACAGTCAATATATTTCTAGAATTACAGGCTGGTGACTACGTTGAGATTGCAGGTACTACATCTAGCACATTAGTTGCTTTAGAGTCATATCCTGCTGATGCAATAATTCCTAGACCTGCTATTCCTGCTGCAATTGTAACGCTTCAATACATAGCACCATCATCTGGTGACAATGTATATGTAAGTTCGGTAAGCAAAGGTCAGGCAACGCTAACACATTTTGCTAACGATACTGCAGATAAGACATATAAGTATATTGTGGTTGGATAATGGATTTCGTATACGTTCCACCAGCAAATATTAGAAGCGAGTGGGCTTGGGTTCGCGAGGGCTTGGAGAAGGTAAGAGATAAAGGTCATGATGACTGGATCTCTGAAGACATTTATTGTGATTGTTTTGAACAACGCGCAATGCTCTGGATCAGAAAGAAAAAAGACGGATTCATGGTATTGCAGCCGCTAGGCAAGAGTATGCATATCTGGGCTGCGTGGTTAGATTCAAGAGATCCAAAAGACTTAGCAAGTGGCATGGAAACAGTAAAAGAGATAGCCCGACATGGCGGATGTACTAAAGTTTCATTTTCATCTGTCAGAAGTGGATGGGTTAGAAAAGCAAAATTATTAGGCGCAAAGCCTTCAACATGGGAAGTAGAACTATGAGATATAACCATCTAGATATGTTGCCAGAAAAGGCATTTTCACCAGTAGGTAAACGTATGACGCTTGAGGGCGGTGGTGGTGGCTCAAAGGGATCGTCTACATCAACTCAGGGTATTGATCCTGCAGTCAAGCCATATATTACATATGGTCTAGGCGAGGCTCAAAAACTGTATCAGTCTGATACCCCTCAGTATTACCCAAATCAAACATACATCTCACCATCTGCACAAACACAAACAGGCTTTCAGGCTGCTCAGAATCGTGCGCTTGGAGGCAATCCATTATTACCAGCAGCTCAACAACAACAGCAAGATGTTATTAGCGGTCAATACTTAGCTAACAATCCATTCTTTAATCAAGCAATGGCAGGCGCTGGTCAAGCTGCAACACAACAATATTTTGACGCTATTAACCAAGCTCAATCAGGTGCATCACAGGCAGGTCGTTTAGGTTCAAACGTACAAGCTAATATGTTTAATCGTGCAGGTACTACACTTGCTAACGCATTGACTAACAAGGCTGGCGAGTTGTCATATCAAAACTACGCTGCAGAACGCGCACGTCAAGAGGCTGCTGCTGCAGGCGCACCTCAATTGGCTAACGCTGACTACACAGACATTAATCAATTGTTGCAGGTTGGTCAAGGCATGGAAGACTATCAACAACGCGCACTTGAAGCTGACATTAATAAATTCAACTTCCAACAAAACTTACCATACGCAAAACTTTCTAACTACCTATCTGCAGCATATGGCGCACCTAGCGGCACAGTTACTCAAACACAAAGCTCAGGCGGCGGTAAGATTGTATGCACAATGATGAACGAGTTCTATGGTATTGGCTCTTTTCGTAACCGTGTATGGCTTGCTCATTCAGCATCTATGCCAAACGCTAAGGTATACGAAAAAGGTTACCACACACTATTCTTGCCATTGGTTGCATTCGCTAAGAAAGACGGCTTCCTTAATAAAGTGGTTCGTTCCATTTTGGAACATATTGCTAAACATCGTACTGCAGACATCTATAAAGAGATGCGTGGCAAGAAGCGTGACTTGTTAGGTCGTATCTATCGTGCAGTGATTGAGCCTGTCTGCTACACAGTAGGCAAGGTAAAGGGAGCTTAATATGGGCGCACCAGTTTTAATCGGAGCAGGTGTAGGCGCGGTAGGATCTGCGCTTACTGGCAAAAACCCATTACAAGGCGCTTTATTAGGTGGAACTTTAGGTGCTGGATATGGCGGTGCAACAAGTGCAATGAAGGGCGGTAGTTTTATGGAAGGCGCTTTTCCTTTTATGGGAGAGACTACTAAGGCATCATCACTAGGAACTATTGCTCAGGGTGGTGGCGCTACGTTGCCTGCATACTTACCAGAGATGGGCGTAAATATGTCAACTGGTCAAGTTATCAATCCAGTTACAATGTCAGCAATTAATAATGCAACGCCTGCAATGATGGTGTCAGCACCTATGTCTGGTGGATTGCAAGCAGCTTCTACATCAGTTCCTATGATGCAACAACTTGGCTATACTGTAGATGAAATTAAAGACATGCTACCAGAGCTAAACTCTAAAAACGTAGGCAACATTATTGGTGGCGCAAACGTAGCAAAACAATACATGCAAAGACCTCAATTACCACAAGCGCCGTCAGGTGGCATCAAGCAAGGCAACCCTCCGTCAGTAACTCCTATTAACGAATTACTTGGGTTAAGCAAACCTCAACCAAAAAAACGCATCTCATTATTGGTAGGATAAATCATGGCTAGTTTATTAGACAACGTATTAAGTTTTGGCGCTACACCTCCAGAATATCTTGGTGGTTTAGTTGGTCAACAAGGCGTAGAAGACCTACGCAAACGAGCTGGAACTACAGGCGTGTTTAATGCACTTGTCGGTTATCTAGCAACTCCAAAAAATCAAGGCTTAGGGATTGGCACAATTCTAGGCAACACACTCATGGCTGGTCAACAAGGCGCTCAAGGCGTATACGATCAGGCAACGCAAGATTACATGATGCAACAAAAGCTGGATGAAATGAATCGTGCTAAAGAGATGCAAGCAAGAAAAGACGCATTTATCTCAAGCATTGGTCAGCCAAACGCAACCCGTCAAATTGTGACACCTAGTGGGACACAAGAGCCTGTGCCTGCAGAAGCTGGTGCAGTATCGCCATCATTCGCAACTCAACCAACAGCGCCAACAGTAACACAAGAGAGCTATTACGATCCTAATGTCATGTTACAACAAGCATTGTCTACAGGCGCAATTGATCTTAAAGACTACATGACGCTTGCTGCTAAGAAAAAACAAGGCACACAGCTATTATCTAACAAAGAGATCGAGCAATTAAAGACAGAAGGCTTTGAGCTTCCTACAGATCGTGGTCAAAAATATCAACGCGACATTGACACAGGTAAGATTGATTTAATTCAAGGTACACTAGCGCCAGAAAAACCTACATTTAAGGTTGGTGATATTCAAGAGTTTGAAAGCGCTGGATCTAAGATCACACGCGAATATCAAGGCAATAACAACTGGAAAATTATTGGTAAAAGCGCTGTTAACTCTGGCACTGGTCAGGAGTCTATTGATTTCTTAACGCCACAAGCACAGCTAGGACTTGCTAAGATCTACATGCAAACAGGTCAGATGCCTCCAATTGGTAGCGGCAAGAATGCTGCATTAATGAGAGCTAATATCTATAACATGGTATTCCAGCTACAAAAAGGCAAGATGACTGACGATCAAATTGTTGCAAGCATTGTAGGCAATAAACAAAATCGTGCAGCAGAACAGCAAACACTTAAATCATTCTCAGGTGGTATTGAAGGTCGATCTGTTCGCGCAATGAACACTGCAACTGATCACTTGTTTACACTTGAAGAGGCTGCTGACGCGCTTAACAATGGCAATGTCCGTTTGTTTAACTCAATTGGTAACAAGATCAATAAAGAGATTGGTGTAGCAGCGCCAGTAACTTTTGATGGCGTTAAAAAGATTGTTGCTGGTGAAATTGTTAAAGCGACAACTGGATCTGCGGGCGCTCTTGGTGACCGTGAAGAGGTTCAAGCAAGCATTATGGCTGCAAACTCTCCAGCACAGTTGCTAGATCAAATCAATTACTACAAAAAATTAATGGCTGGTCAATTACAGAGCTTGGAACTTCAATTCGTTACTGGCACAAATCGTGGATCTTCTGAGTTTAGACAACGCCTAAGCCCTAGAACAAGCAAGCTACTGCCTCCTGCTGCAGATACAAACGATGCGTCACCAGCTCCGTCAACTCAAGTAGCACCACAGCCAGTCGTATCAACAAAACTGCCTGCAACTAGCGACAAGCCAAACGAAAAAGGTTGGGTATTGCAGGTAGATCAATCAAGTAATGTTAAGGCTTATGTAAACCCTAAGAATCCTAAACAATACAGAATTGTAGCGGAGTAAACTATGGCTGATAATAAAAAGTTAGTATTCAACCCAAGCAACGCTGTCATGGTTTATCAGGCAGCGCCAGTTGAGGCTGGTACGTTTAATCCTGCAAACGCGGTTACAATCGATCCGCAAACTGGGGCGCAATTTGATCCGCAAATTCCAACTCAGATGGCATTGCAGCAAAACGCTGAAGCGCAACGTGCTTACAATCAAGCAAATCCACAGTCAATGACAAGCAAAATGTTAGAGGGTGTTGGCAAGTTGTATGATGAAAGCAAACTTGCTGGACTAGCTCCAGAGGTTAGCCCTTTGATGGGAGCATTCAATACGTCTGCAGCAGCAACTATGGCAGGATCAGCCCCAGCACGAGCAATTACAAGCGGTGCAGGGAAGGTTGCTAATGTTGCGTCTACAGTTGCGTCAGCTCCATTTAAGGCTGCTGGTCAAATCGTTAGCGAGACAGCTTCAGACTTTGTTAAGAAGGCATACCAAATTGGTAAGGGTGGTGACAAGAACCTAGCATCAGCATGGAGACAAGGCAAGGCTGCTGGTCTTTCTGCTGACGAAAAAGGTATGAGCGCTATTGGTAACTACTTTAGAGCATTCTTTCCAGAGTCAAACGTATCCGATATTGCTAAGGCAAAGGATATGTCTAAGCAGGCTGGGGGTGTGTGGGATGTAGCTAAGAAAGCTCAAGAAGCTGAGGCTAAGATGGCACAAATCAGCCCACGCTCTAATTGGTCTTTACCTAAAGACGCAACGCTTGTCCTTCCAGAAAACTTGCAAGTAAGTCCACAGAACTTAGGCTTTACTCAAGCATTCAAGGCAGGTCAAGAGGCTACTTGGTTACCTAGCGGCAAGACGTTTGTTGACGTACTAAAGAATCCAAGAACTTTTCCATCTCTCGCATCTCCTAGATTAGAGGCTAATTTAGGCTACGGTGTTGGTGTTGGCAGTCGCTATGCTAACAAGGCTGGTCAGTTGTATAATCAATTACCAAGCCTAACAGAAGCCGATGTATATAATTTAAGTTTGCTAGCACCTAGACTTTATGAGGGGAAATAAATGACACCAGACGAACAAAAAGAACTTCATAAAGAAGCGATCAAAGAAGCTATATCAGAATGGCTAGACAAACAATTTATTAGTCTAGGTAAATGGACACTTAAAGGCTTATCTGCAATGGGATTGGCTGTACTTGTTTATTTATGGGCTGCATCACACGGATGGAACATTAAATTGTGAAACAATCTCTAATTAATAAAATTTCTTTATGTGATCACTGTGGACATGCTTTCACTATGAACATTGAGGGCGATGAAGTAACCTGCGATAGCTGTTTGGCAGAAAAAGAGTTAAACAGCGAACTTATTGATGAAGGTGTTTTGAAAGAATACAACTATGTCAGTGACTAATATTAGGGGCAAGGCTCAAGAATATTTTGAGCGTATGGCAGGAAAAACTATTGAAGCTGTCGGTATATTTGATGGCGAGCTTGTTATATTTTTAGACAACGGTGACGAAGTATGCCTATGGTCACAAGATGATGCAATGGCAATGCAGATCAATGAAAGACCTGAGCTAGATGATTAATAGTAGAAAGCTAGAAGACTTACATCCTAAAGTAAAGGTATTGTGTGAAAAATTTATCGAAAAGTGTAAGAGCCAAGATATTGACGTGCTTATCACTAGCACATACCGCGATGCTGAAAGTCAAAACGCTTTGTATGCACAGGGCAGGACTACTGCTGGCAAGATTGTCACAAATGCACGAGGTGGACAGTCTTATCATAATTGGCGCGTCGCTTTTGATTTTGTGCCTATCGTTAATGGCAAAGCTCAATGGTCTGATGTAGCTACATTTAAGAAGTGTGGCGAGATTGCTGAATCAGTTGGACTCGAGTGGGCAGGTCGCTGGAAGGGAAAAATGATTGAAATGGCTCATTGCCAATATACAAATAATCTTAAATTGTCAGATTTTCAAGTTGGAAAAACAATTTAATGAATATTACATTTAATTGTGAATTATGCGGAACTGAAAAAACAGAAAAACTTTGTTGGTATAAAAAGCGTAATCATCATTATTGTTCTAGAAATTGTGCAAATAAAGCTCAATCAAATCCAAATAAGCTTGATAGAAAGACTTACGAGAAAGAGTATTGGAGTAATCCCAAAAATAAAGCTAGACGTAAATCTGCATCTAAAGAAGCTTATGTAAATAGAATGATTGATTTGGGTGAGTCTTATGTAAAATCCATGCTTTCTAGAGCTAAAGCAAGAGCAAAAACAAAAGGTTTAGAATTTAATATATCTACTGAAGATATTTTTATTCCAGAATATTGTCCTGTGTTAAATATAAAGCTTGAGTTTTATCAAAAGCAAGGTGGTGGTGAAAGTTCTCCAGCTTTGGATAGAATAGATAGTTCCAAAGGATATATTAAAGGAAACGTGCAAGTAATATCTAGCAAAGCCAATAGAATAAAAACTAATGCTACAGTTGATGAAATTAAAATGGTTTATGAATTTTTATCAGGGAAGACATTTTGAGAAAAAAATGGTATAAATCTAAGACCTTATGGTTTAATGTGCTTGTTGCAATAGGCGCAGCAGTTGAGGCATCATTGTCATTAATAGAGGGCTACTTTAGTCCTATTACTTTTTTGACATTAATTGCTATCGTTGCTGGCGTAAATGTAGTGCTTAGATTTATATCAACTAACGGATTAGAGAAGTGATACTAACTTTTTTAAAGATGTATTGGAAACAGGCTGCAATAGCCTTGACATTAGCCATTATTTTTGCGTTTGGATACTACAAGGGCTACTCATCACAAAAACGTGAATTTGACGCGTTTAAAGCGCAAATAGAGGCAAATGCAAAAGTACAACGCCAAAAGAACGCAGAATTGGCAATAAAACAGCAAAAAGTAAGTGAAAATATTGCAAAAGGGTACGAAGATGCTATCAAGAAACTTAATGATCACTATGCTGCTAACACTAAGCGCATGCTCAACCGTTCCGCAAGCAGTCGAGTGTCCAAAAATGTCGACTCCGCCACAGCAGTTGATGCAAAAACCGAAAGCAATTTACCTGATACCGCAAGAGATACTACCCTAGATTGCGCTTCAGATGTTTTACAGTTGTTGTACCTTCAAAAATGGATAGAAGATCAATTATTAATTCAATAGCGAGAGGTCATGGAAACGAAAAAACCTATCACGCACGTCGTGATACCTGACGTACAAGCAAAGCATGGAAACGATTTTACATACCTAAAGTGCTTAGGTAACTTTATAGTACAAAAGAAGCCCGACACAATAATTTGTATAGGCGATTTCGCAGACATGGAATCGTTATCGACTTATGACAGAGGTTTAAAATCTTTTGAGGGCAGAAGCTACAACAAAGATTTATGGGCTGCTCGTGAGGCTATGGATGCATTGCTAACTCCTTTGTATGAGTTCAACGCTAAGGCTAAACGTAACAAAGAAAAACAATACAAGCCACGCATGGTTTTAACACTAGGTAACCATGAACATCGAATTGATAGAGCAATTAATGAAGATCGTAAACTTGACGGTCTTATTACTACCGATGATTTGCCTTATCAGGACTGGGAAGTAATACCGTTCCTAGAGGTGGTTACCATAGACGGAATAGCGTACTCGCACTATTTTACGTCAGGGGTCATGGGTAGACCAATTACTACTGCTGCAGCATTGCTCACTAAAAAGCATATGAGCTGTTTTGCAGGTCACCAGCAAGGTAGACAAATATCATACGGTAGAAGAGCAGATGGTCGGGAGATGACTGCAATAATTGCAGGATCATTTTACGAACACGAAGAATCATACTTAGGCGCACAAGGCAATCAACATTGGCGTGGCTTCTATGTACTACATGACGTACATGACGGCGCATTCGATGAGATGGCTGTTTCGATCAAGTTCTTAAAAGAACGATATAATTATTAGAGGTACATATGGCACTTACACAGGCAGACTTAGATCGAGTATTAGGTAAAAAGACAAGCTCAAAAGCTGATCCGTTTATGATTAAGCAGGGAGTTCCTGCGGTTGATCTTAAAGAATATGCAATGAATGTCAATTCGCTAATGCCTGTTAGTGGTGATATTCAGTCTGGTGTCATGGCTGCTCAAGATTTGCAAAAAGGTAATTATGGTTCTGCTGCATTAAATTCTCTTGGCTTGCTGCCATTTATTCCTGCTCTTGCTGGAACATTTATTGGTAAAAATTCAAAAGCTTGGGATGCCGCAAAAGCCAATAAAGCTATTAAATTAGAAAAATCTGGAGTAGCTCCTGAAGAAATTTGGAGAAAAACAGGTACAGTTCGTGGAGTTGATGGAAAATTACGTCAAGAAATTAGTGACGCTCCAGCTAAATTTAATACAGCTCAAGATTTAATTGGAAAAGCAAATCAAATTAAATTGCGAAATGAAGAGTTAAAGCAAATTGTTGCTCCTATTAAAAATCAAAAAGATTTATTTCCAAAACAATTAACTGAAGCAAGAAGACCATATAAAGAAGAAATTAATAGAAACCTAAATTTACTGAATAAAAACTATGGATTGCTAGATAGACCTGAAATTGGTAATTACGCTCCTTTAGTTGTTGAGCATCCTGATTTATACAAAGCATATCCAGACATGGAAAGAATTGTAATTAATCAAGGCATAAATAAAGGTGATTCAAGTTTTGGTGCATACTATCCATCAAAAGATTTAAGTGCAGACTCGCTTTCTGTTTATAAAGCAGCTTTACAGAGAACTGCTGAAGGAAATCCAAACTGGGGCGGAAAATCTACATCATTGCATGAACTACAACATGGAGTACAAGAAAGAGAAAATTTTGCAAGAGGCGGAAGCTCAGATGAGATGCTTAGAAATCTTTTTGATGAAAAAGATCAAATAGGATCTCAAATATCAGAACTTAATAATCAGATGTCATTGCTTGCAAAAGCTGACAAAATGAGTCCAGTTGAAAAAAATGCATACGATATGCTTATGGAGCAACGTATGCAATTAGTTCCAAGATACCAACAACTTCAAGATCCTGATTTTGTTAGAAGGGAAGCGTTTAAGCAATATGAAAGACTTGGCGGTGAGGCTGAATCAAGATTAACTCAAAATAGAATGAATTTATCTCCAGAAGAAAGATTGCAATATTTTCCATACGCTTACGATAAAGAAAAATTTGGGCTTGATGTTCCATTCAATGAGTTAATTGTTCGTGGTTTAATTGAATAATAATTAATGATTATCCTGATGCGTACTGTTTAAAATAGGTTCAAACTATAAACTAATAGTTGAGATCTCAGCTATTTTTTAAACTAAGGAGCTTATTATGTGGACAAAACCATCAGCAACTGAATTAAGATTCGGCTTTGAAGTAACTATGTATGTAAACAACAAGTAACATATAAGTTACTATAATATACCCCACACGCCTCTAGACTGCTAACACTGAGATAAGCGCACCCTGTGGGGTTATTTTTTGTAATGTAATCCTTCATTAGAATTCCGACCTATATTTTCTATACGCTGCTCGCCATCATCCCAACTTGTCTCTGGATATTCGTTCAATGGTAGTGGTGGTGGAGTCCAACCTCCGTTAGTTTTTTTCTTAGCACCAAAAATTGTATCAAACGACTGATCGAATTTTTCTTGTGCCTCCTTACTGCCAAATCTTGTAGCAATTGGATCGCCTGTAATTGGATTTGTTGTTGCCATGTTAATCTCCCGTGTTTAATGTGCTGGCAATGCCTCTGTAATAGCTCGTAGGCTTTCTTCTCCAGCTTGCCTGAACCTTTGTATCCGTCTGTCTTATTACGCGCAAATTAGGGTTGCTTGCAATAAGATCATCGTAGATACCCTTTTCCTTATGAAATTTTCCAGCATCCTTTGCCTTGTAATACTCTTCAAGAAGCTGCTCGTATGACTTATAAATAAATGGCTTCTCTATTACAGCGCTATACTTGACAGCCCATCTCTTTATAACTTTGTTATATGAGTCAACCTTCTTTAAATAACCGTTTAGTATAAGGTGATCACACATGCTACGCACTGAGCTTGGAGTTCCAATCCCAGTGAGTTCGCTAATTTCTTCTTTAGTCAACCACTTGCCAAAAACTGCACGATAGATCTTATGTCTATTGTTAATGGCGCTATAAGTTCTCTGTACAATTTTTGACATGATGTTAATCTTTAAGGTTGAACATAGGTACAGCGTTACCCATTACTGTTTTTGGTAACTCACCGTTCCACTTCTCAATACGTTTAAGCTCAACGTACTCTTTGCCGCCTTGCTGCTGAATTGCTTGTGCTTGGATACGGATAGACTCTGCCTCACCCTTTGCCTTAGCAATGCGCTGATCAGACTCAACCTTAATACGCTCAAGATCTTGCTCTGCCTTTAGCTTTTGTTGTGTAGCAATAACCTTTTGCTCAATTGCAGCCTCGTATTGTGCTGAGAATCCAAAGTTAACAAGTGATGTTTCATTGATGATCAAGCCGTACTTAGAAACTTTCTCTTGAATAGTCTCATGGATAGCGTTTGAAACCTCTGACCGCTTTGTAATCAACTCTTCAGAATCATAACGTGCTGTCACTGCCTTGAAAGTCTCGTTAACTGCAGGCAATAGAATCTTGTCTTCTAACTGCAAGCCAAACTCTTTGTACACATGGGCTACCTTAGCTCCATCAAGTCTGTAGTTGACAACAATGTCCGTATGAACCGACTGCATATCTCGTGTGCTGGCGTTTGCGTTTTTAAGGTCAGCCTTAGTAACCCTTACATCAACCGTGTGTACGCTTGAGATCGGATTAATAAAGTGAAATCCTTCACCAAGTGTCTGCATGCTAACCTCACCAAGTGTAACCTGCACCCCCTGATGACCTGCAGAGATAATTGTAAATGCTGCAAACAAGAACCCAAAGAAACCGCCGACTAAAGATCCGCCAGCAAGTTTAGCTAAGTTAAATTTATATGGGACTTCTATGTATGTTCTACCTGCTTTTGCCTCATCATAGCGCATCTGATGCTGCCGTTGCCTATGATCTTCACTATTTTGCATCTCAAAAAAGAATGCAATACCAAACGCAATAATTAATCCAATAATAATTTCAATCATTTCTCTTCTCCTAAAAATGGTGGGGTACTCGCAGGTTCAATAAAATAATCACAAGATATTGAGGTCTGGGCTACAGACTAATATGCTTTCCCCCATAAATAGTTGACTACTCACACACCCCCTGCATGCTTTCGCCAATTCGTTAAAATGGAATATCTTCTTCAATCTCATCTAGAGGTTGATTCTGATATGCATTTTCCTTAGCTGGCTCTTTTGGTTCGCTTAACGTATCACGTTTACCGATAAGCGTTAAATTGTTTACGTTGCACTCAAGGCTTGCTTTGCTCTCGCCTTGCTTGTTTGTGTATTCATTTAATGATAGTTCACCAGATACCGCAACTTGCGTACCTTTCTTTAAATACTCGGCTAGTTTAACGCCACGATCACCAAACAATGTGCAGCGAACCCAGCTAGTTTTTTCTGATTTACCGAAGCCAGAGCGTAGCGCCACAGACCATGATGTAATTGGTTTTTGATCTGCAGTGTAACGTACCTCTGCATCGCTTCCTAAGTTACCTGTAAAGTTTAAGTTATTCATTTATGTCTCCGTTATTGAACCGTTATTGTACTCTTGGCATAGATTTTGACAACAAATATTTGTGTCCTAATTGCCTCTTTAAATCTTCTACTAGCTGATTACGTTTTGTTAATGCCTCTGCTGGTGGTGGTGAAATTTTTCTGAAGTCAATTAGTTTTTCAAACATGATTATCCTTTCAATGTTTCAGCATATTTTTTAAGTGAGCTGCGTGTCTTGCTGTCCAGTAAGCTCCATAAAGCAATCTTCTCTTCGCTGAGTAGCGATGACGTCTTGCCGTGAGCATCTTCCATGTGTCCACCAACAACATCACCAATAATATCAATTGCAAGATCTCTAATAAACTGTTGTGATTCTTCATCTAAACTCTCCATTGCTCCTGCTAGTGGTGTAACTTTTTGTGGTGCTTGCACCTTATCTTCTTCTGGCAAATCTTCACCAGCATAGATGTACAAGCCAATACCGTGTAGTGCAATTGCTTTAGCTAGACAGCGTTGCATTGCTGTGTTGACTGCCATTGCATCTGGGTTAGGGATTGCCTTGTTACGGAAGTCAATAACTGGAAGCTGCGATGTCATAGACTTGCCAAACGCTGTTACTGTGCAGAACACCATTAGCGTATCACCAAACTTAACTGGTTCACCGTATGACCATGTAGCTGCTGGATCTTGCTCTAGCAACTGAGATACTGCCCATGCCCATGACAGATACGTTAAACCGTTTTTCTTTTCTGTATGTGCATTAACATTGATCTTGCTTAGTTCTTTAAATGTACTCATCTCTTCTCCTAGTAAAAAATAATATCTTTATTGTCAAAGTTTTCTACAACCCACTCTGTAAAGTTGTCACCAAAGTTTTCTAGCATCCACTCTTCATTATGCGCTTTAGGTTCATTGCTTAACATATGATCCCAAAACTTATCGCTGTATTTGTCTTCCATTGCATCCCAATTAATAGAATCAATGAAACGCTCTAGATCAAATTCTGCTTGGTATTGTTGTTCGCACATATTATTTCCAATCAAAATATTTTGCAAGCAATTCGCCTACAAGTAATGCTGCAATAAATACAACTAATCCAAGTATAAAGATCAATAAGTTTTCCATTACTTTGCCTCCGCCTTGTCGTTATCTTCTTTAAGTTCTTCGTTAAGTTGTTTAAGTAATTCTGCTACTTTTGCCCAGTCAATGTTACTCATCAAATCTCTCCTTCATTTCTCGTTTCATATCTGCAAGTTTATATTTGTCATCTTGATCTAAACCGTATAATTCTTCTTCTCTTAACAAAGCACCTAGTGCGTAATACAAATCCCAGTAATCTTTGATCTCTTGTTGTTCTGCTGGTGTTAAATCTGCGTATGCCATTTCGATCTCCTGTGTTAATATGTAGTGCATGAATAGAACTATACTCTTATTTTAATTAAATGCAACACTTTTTTAATAAATATTTTAATCAATAGGCAAATATGTATAAGAAAAATAAATACAATAATAAAATCACAGAGTTAGATGGCATTATTGCATAAATTAAAAATTTAGTATATATTGATGGTTTATATTTTTAATAGATGGAGAATGTATGCCAGCAGCACTAGATATAACAAACGAAAGATATGGAAGTTTGGTTGCAATAGAGCGTGGAGAAACTAAAGTATATCCATCTGGGCAACGAAGAGTGTTATGGAAATTTAAATGTGATTGTGGAAATGAAGTATTAAAAACTTTATTTGACATAAGAAGGGGAGATACAAAAAGTTGTGGATGTGTAAAGAAAAAAAGAGCAGAAGATGGAATATATATACTTCCAGATGGAGAATCATCATTTAATGCTTTGTATGATGTATATAAAAAGCGTGCAGAAAAAAATAATATGGATTTTACAATTACTAAAGAACTATTTAGACATACAACAAAATCAAATTGTCATTATTGTGGACAAGAGCCAAATCAAAAGCATTTAGCAAATAAAAACTCAAATGGACATTATATTTATAATGGAATAGATAGAATTGATTCAAGTATTGGATATATAGGATCAAATATTTTACCTTGCTGCAAGCAATGCAATTTTTCAAAAAGAGATTTATCTTATGGAGATTTTATTCAATGGTTAAAAAAAGCGTACGAACATCTAAATTCAATAATGTAAAAACTGTTGTCGACAACATCACTTTTCATAGCAGAAAAGAATCTGTGCGATATTCTCAGTTAAAACTGTACGAAAAAGGTGGATTAATTAAGGATCTTAGGCTGCAAGTTTCGTATGAGCTGATACCTAAACTGGTAATCAATGGTAAAACGGAAAGAACTATTAAGTATGTGGCAGACTTTGTATATATAGACACGGTAAATGATAAAGAAATTGTCGAAGATGTAAAGGGGATGATTACAGACATCTTTAAGATCAAGTATAGGCTAATGAAACAAATTCACAATATTGATATAAAACTTACATAAAAGTGTTGCATTTAATAAATTGATATGTATAATCACTACATCAACAACGCACTTGGAGAAGATTATGGAATACGCAATAGGAACAAAATATGAAA